CTGCAGAATTGACGGCACTGATTCCTGGCGAAGATGAACAAAGCACGGAAAGCCTGCGTGAGGAATATTTCGCTTCTTATACCAGCATTGATTACGGCGGAAATATCGCAGGATACCTGAAGATGGCGCTGGATATTCCCGGTGTGGGCGCTGCACGGGTGACGCCGGCCTGGAAGGGCGGCGGCACAATTGAGATTACGATCCTGGACGCGAATTATAACGCTGCTACAGACACGCTGATTCAGGAGGTGCAGGGGATCATTGATCCGAAGCAGGACGGCAGGGGAGATGGCCTTGCATTCATCGATCACATTGTGACGGTGGATACGGCAACGGTGGAGACAGTGAACGCAGCTATGAACGTTGAGTTTGAAAGCGGATATAGCTGGGATACCATGCAGACGCAGGTGCGCGCAGCCATTGAGAATTATTTCACGGAGTTGCGGAAAGCATGGGCGGATGTGGAAGCCATTATTGTGCGCACGGCGCAGATTGAATCGCGCATCCTTGCGCTGGATGGCGTGGTGGATATTTCAGGGACAACGCTTAATGGCGCTGCGGGGAATCTGGCGCTTACAGCAAGAGCGATTCCGGAGCTGGGGACGGTGACGAACAATGGAGCGTAAAGCAAGGCTGCAGGAATATTTGCCGGATTTTATGGCGAAATTCCGGGAAATGAATGCGTTGCTGGAAACGGAGAATCCGGAATTTGACCTGATCCGCAAACATTCCGATGGAATGATAGAAGATTTTTTTATTGAAACTGCATCAGAGCCCGCAATTGCCCGCTATGAGAGGATTATGGGCGTGCGGCCTGCGGCTGGAGACAGCCTGAAAACGCGTCGTTTGCGCCTGCTGCTGGCTGCAGGGCGCGTGGAACGATTCACGATTGCCCGGCTGATCGAAACTGCGGCGCGTCTGGGAGAGGAACTTGAGGCGGAATTGCTGGATGGATTCAGGATTGCACTGGATTTCATTGCGGCGGATCCGGAAAACATTGAAATTCTGATTGAGGAATTTCGGGAGAGCCTGCCGGCACATCTGGAAATCCTGGTGCGCAATGTGACCAGCGTGGGCGGCATCAGCTATATGGGCGGTTCGATGGCGCAGAGCACGGTATATACTTTCACGGAGGTATGACAAATGGCATTTTCAAAATATGTGATCACCAACGCCGGTCGAAACCTGATGCTTGATTGCATGGAGAGCGGGGATTTTCAGATTGAAAAGCTGGTGCTGGGCAGCGGCAGATATGGAGGCATCCTGACAGAGATCGAGAATGTGGTGGAACCGGTGCTGGAGTTCAGCGGAGATACGCTGACAGTGAACAGGCGAGGGGAACAACTTGAGGTGCGCTGCAGGCTGACCAATGAACAGCTGGATCAGGGCTTCGAATGGCGCGAATACGGCCTGTATGCGACGGATGGTAACAAAACCGTACTGTTTTGTTACGACAACGCAGGAGAGAATCCGGTGCCTGTCTCATCTGCATCCAGTGGGGCTGCGCTGAGCAATACCATTAAAGTCATCATCGCAGTGGATGAAGCGGCGACTGTGAACGTTGAATTTCAGCCTGATGCTGAGATCATCGTTGACGATGTAGTTACTCCGGATGGTGTGAATCCTGTCACCGGCGCAGCTGTAGCGGCATATGCGGCGACCACGGCGCTGTATTCCCTGACAATCCCGGCAGAAGGGTGGAATGATGTCGCTCCCTACAGTGCAGTCGTGGAGGTTCCCGGTATTCTGGAAACAGACGTCCCATTTGCATATGTTGCAAACTCTGGAGATGAAGCGGAGATGGATGCCTGGGCCTGCGTCACGGGGATTGAAACCGGGGATGGCAGTATCACTGCATATGCAATGAACGAAAAACCTGCATCGGCAATTCAGATCCAATTAAGGGTGGTGAGATAAATGGAGCGCGTACATATCAGCTTTGATGGCAGAACGCCTGTGCTTGCGCCTGCGGTAATCGCCATCGGCCTGAAGGGCGATCATAATGTGATGGAGTTTCGGATTGAAACTCCGAAAATTGCTGAATCCCAGATCGGCATGCTGAACATTGTACTGCCGGACCAGACACCGAACGCAATCATTATTCCTTCGGATGGCGTTATTCCTGTTGACGGCAGCTTTACACGGCATGCGGGGAGCGTGCAGCTGTGGGTGGAGCTAATTAGTGAAGGGAATAAGATAATATGGCACAGCTACACATGGCGCATGTATGTATGCGATCTGCCCGATGTAGAAGAAATCCTTACACAGCAGGATCCCGATTTGCTGCAGCGCATGGCACAGGCAACCCTAGCGGCAGATGCGGCCGAAAGCCAGAGGGCAGAGGCATTTTCTAAGCTAAAACTGGTTACCAGACGTGTGGATGAGGGCGTGTTGGTGGAAGCAACCAGCATTGACGGTACTGTTACTTACGCCCTGTGGGAGGATGGAGATAATCCATCTGCCGGTATACCCGGAAAAGATGGGGAGGACGGCGGATATTATATTCCGCGAGTTGAGGGCGGTATACTGGTATGGACGCCAAGCAAAGGAGACATGCCCGCTGTATTACCTGCAGACGTTACAGGCCCTCCTGGAGATTCCGGATATACACCTGTGAAAGGTGTGGATTATTACACGGACGCGGAAAGGAAAGAGCTTGCACAGGAAGCTGCTGTGCTTGCGCAGGCAAACATTCCTCCTATCCATGCTGGTAGCTATTTCACTTCCTATTCCGATGCCGAGGCTGCTGCTGCGACTGCGCAGGAGTACGGCACAGAAGGAGCTGAATACTTTTACGGTCAGCGGCTGCTGGTTTTTGAAAACAACAAGGCGACCTGGTATACCATCCAGCCCGGCGGCAAGCTGACGCAGGAAGGGGGTGGTGCAGGTGGTGATGGAACCGGCGAAGATACTGCTGTAGAGTTCGGGTCAGGCGGCAGCGGAAGCACTGCTGCCGACAATGAAACCGCAGTAGAGTTTTAACCAAGGAAAGGATGATACATTATGGCCGATACCAAGGTCAAGCATGCTTTCGGTGCAAAGGAAAACATCGAAGCGGCCAAGCAGGCGGGCACGATCAATGAATATGATGTGCTTCACCTGGATAATGGCGAGATGGGCTGGATCGACAAAAACGGCAAGACCGTGATCAATACGCCCAGAACGCAGCAGGCCCATACCCTGAACGGCACCAGCATCGGCGCTCTGAAGGACGGTGCAACCGTTCCTGCGGGCGTTACGATCGACGAGTTCGTGCAGATGATCACCGAGCAGGCGATCCCTGCAAGCTACACCAAGCCCACCGTTGCCATCGCCAACAACGGCGGTCAGGCCAGCGGTAATGTGGAAGCCGGCACTTCCATTACGCCCAAGCTGAAGGCAACCTTCACGCAGAACGACGCCGGTGATCTGAGCGCAATTTCCATTCTCAAGGGCAGCACTTCCGTAGCAGATGGAACTACGTCTCCTCTGACTTACGCGGGCGAAGCCATCGTAATCGGCGATGAAACCATCAGCTTCAAGGCCAGCGCTACCTATGGCGACGCACCGGTGAAGAACAATAACCTGGGCGCTGAATCAAAAGAAAACTGGTTTGCCGGCGGTACCGTGGAATCCGGCGCTTACAGCATCACCGGCAAGCGCAACCTGTTCTACGGCTGCGGCGCAGGCGCTCTCCCGGAAGTGACTTCCGATCTGGTGCGCGGTCTTGCCAACAAGAAGCTGGCTCCCGCAGCCGGTACCGCAATCACCATCAATGTGGACATTGGCCAGCAGTACATTGTATTTGCTTATCCGGCAAACCTGCGGGATGTGAACAATGTAACCTACGTGGAAGCCAATGACCCCGGCATGGCGGGCAGCTTTACGAAGCATACCATCGATGTGGCCGATGCTCGCGGCGGTGAAAACGGCCTGATGAGCTACAAGGTTTACACCTACAAGATGGCTGTTGCTGCAACTGCTGCCATGACCTTCAAGGTTACGATTTAAGGGGAGGGAATGAGAAATGGCAATTGAAAGCAAGAATCTGCTCGTATGGCTGAAAGCCATGAGCCGAGGCCAGGCCCTGCCCCTCGACGCATCCGAAGTCTACGGTTCCGTAGACTTCGGATGCGTCGAGGGGCAGGGCCTGGCCTCGGCTCATGGCT